ACCATGGCGCCGGTAGCCGGCATGCCGCACCCCCTACCCGAACGTGCGCTGCACGCTGTTCGGACCGCCGCCGGCTGTCGATGTGACGATGCCGCGAATTAGCTTCTTCACGGCCTCCGGGCCGTCCACGACGACCCGCACCGTCACCTGCTGCGACCCGCCGCCACCTGCGAGCCCGCCGCCCGCGGCGCCGGCAACCGCCAGCGACCCGAACCCGCCGCCGGGCGTGACGCCGAGCGCACCAGCGGCGCCCCCGACCAGCGCCGCCGCCGCCTGCGCGACGTGCGCCTGACGCGCGAGCATGCCCGCCGCCAGACCGTCGCCGATCGCCTGCCCGCTGTACTCCGTCCAGCCGCGGCCCGAGAACGGACCCTCCTTGGCGGGCGAGTGCGGGAACAGGCCGGACACCCCGGACAGCACGCTGGAGGCGGCGTTCTTCACGTGCGACGCCATCGACTTGATGCCGGACGCGAACCCGCGCAGCAGCGCCTGCCCCGACCGGTACAGGTACGAGCCCAGGTCGCCCAACGCGTCCTTCGCGCGCCCGGGCAGGTCCCGCATCCACGACACGATCGCCCGCAGTCCGGCAATGACCGCGCCGATCATCCGGTTCGTGGCGTCGACCATCACCCCGGCCAGCCGCGACGCGATGTTGCCCAGGGCCGCGACCGCCTTCCCCGGCAGCCCCGCGAACCACGAGACGATCGACCGCACCATGTCCGGGATCACGCTGTGCCCCACCAGGTGATCCGACAGCCACTCGAACAGCTTCGCGATACCCGTCGTCAGCCACTTCACCGCGTCGATCGCGGGCTGGAACGCCTTCTGCAACCCGTGCATGAAGTCGATCAGCCCGGTCAGGACCGGCACGACCACGCCCGTGATCACGTCCGTGGCGAGGATCAGCAGCAGCGTCGTGAGCTGCGCCAGCGGCGGGATCAGCGGCAGGATCGCAGGCAGCAGCTGCGCGATGAACGTGATCGTGAGGGTGGCGAGCTGCGGCAGCAGCGGCGCCACCGCCGCGAGGATTTGCCCGAAGCTCTTGCCCAGCTGGATCAGCACAGGCGTGAGCTGCGGGATGAGTGGCGCCAGGTCCCCGAACAGGTCCAGGAACACGTCTAGGTACCGGTCGACCAGGTCTTTGACCACCGTGGTCAGGCCCTTGATCACCGGCTTGAGCGCGGACCCGATGGCCGTAGCTATCTGCTTGATCGGCCCCGCGAGGTCGGTGAACACGCCGGTCAGCAGGTCGAGCACCGGCACCAGGATCGGCAGCAACTGCGCGATCAGGTCCCCGGCCACACCGATCAGCGGACTGAGTGCGATCACGAGCTTGCCCACGGCCTGCGCCGCCGACAGCAGCACCGGCCCCAAGGCCTTGATAATCGGCGACAGGGCCGACCCGAGCGCCTTGACCAGCACCTGAGCGGGCGGGCCCAGCGTCGCGAGGACCGGGGCGAGTTCGCCAAGGGCCTGCGCGACCAGCGGACCCAGGGTCTCCCCGAGCACCCGCATCGTGGAGAACAGGGCGCCGAGCGCCTGCTGAACACCCGGGCTCGCGAACGCCTTCGCCATCGCGCCCGTGATCTGGCCGAGGATGCCGAGCCAGCTGCCGCCCGCCGCGTCGGCCGCGCTGAAGACGCTGCCGACGATCGAGCCGATGTTGCCGAGGACGTCGCCGATCTGCCCGAGCACGCGCGCGGCCTGGTCGATCGCCGCGCCCATGCCGCCGCTGGAGAACGCCTGCCCGATGCGAGCCGCGAGCGAGTCCGCGTGCCCGGCGAGGTCCGCCGTCAGCCGCTGGAACAGGGGCGCGCCCGCCGCGGCGATCTGGCCGAACGCGGTGACGACCTGGCCCGGGATGCGCACGAGGTTGTGCAGCCCGGCGGCGGCGCCGTCCAGCGCCGTGCCGAGCACGCCGGACTTGCCGAGGGACTGCGCAGCGGCCAGCACCCCGCGCGCCATCGAGTTGAGGCTGCCCGCGGTGTTGTCGAGGGCGCCCCGCAGGATCGGCAGGTCCGTGCCCGCCGTCGCCGCCAGGGCCCCGGCGAGCCCGGCGAAGAGCCGCTGCTGCACGTCCAGCCTGAGACTGTCCCACGCCGGCTTGAGCGCGATCACCTCGCGCACGAACGCGCGGGCGTTCGGGGCGAGCTGCGCCATGGCCTGCGCGAACGCGTTCACCCCGCCCGCGGCACCGCCGCCCGCGGCGCCCGCCTGCGCCAGCGCCTCGCGCGCCTGCCGGATCTGGTCAAGGCCCTGCTGCGCCGTGCGCTGCTGCTGCTCCTGCGCGTTGGCCAGCGCCAACGTCTTGTCGGCAACCGCCTGCACGGCGGCCGCCTCCTGCGCCTTGGCGTCCTTGACGCCCTTGGAGCCCTCGACCCCGGCGCGGTTCGCCGCGGCCGTGTCGGTCGCGAGCCGGGACACGGTGAGCTGCTGTTCCTTGAGCGCCTGCTGCGCCTTGTCGTACGCCAGCTGCGCGCGCTGGATCTCCTCCGGGTTGCCGAAGAGCTTCGCCTGCGCCAACGCCGCGGCGGCGTCCTCCACCGCGTTCTGCGCGTCCTCCTCAGCGAACTTCGCGTCCGTGAGGCTGTTGTTCATGTCCTCCAGGTCGCGTACGGCCTGGTGCCGGGCGTCGTTGACGGCGGCCTGCGCGGCGACCGCGGCGTGCTGTGCGGCGGTCAGGTCCCGCTCAGCACTGGCGACGCTCTGCGCGGCCTGCTTGTTCGCGTAGGCGGCGTTGGAGGTGGCGCGGGCGAGGTTGCGCTGCGCGTCGGCGACGGCGTTCGTCGCCTTGACCGCGGCGCCCCCGCCGCCCGTCGCGGGTGCGAAGGCCGCCTTGAGCGCCCCGCCGATGCCCGACGTGCCCAGCTTCACCGCGCCCACCGCAGAGGCGAGCGCAAGCACCGCCGTGGCACCGGCAGCCGCCGCGGGCACGATGGACTCCAGCGTGCCGATCAGCCCGGCGACCAGCGGCACCGCCGCACCCACCGCGCCCGCAGCACCGGCCACGCTCGTCAGCGCACTGACGCCCGCCGAGCCGACCGACGTGAACAGGCCGCCGAGCCCCGACAAGGCGCGGGCCAGGAAACTGATCTGCGACGTGTCCGTGTGGACGTGCACCGTGGGGTCCATGCCGCCCACTGCCGCCGCCTGCGCGGCCACGTGCGCCAGACCGGCCGTGGCCTGCCCGGTGTTGGCGTCCACCGTCACCGTGGGGTCCGCAGCGCCCACCGCGCCCGCCGCCGCGAGGGTGGCGTTCAGGGCGTCCACGGCGTGCTGCACCTGCGCCTGCACCGTCACCTCAGGGTGCGCCGCCCCCAGAGCCTCCAGCCGGCCACGCAGCGCCTCGGCCTCACGCACCGCCTGCTCGGCATCGAGGTCAACGCCGATCTCCTGGTGCGACATGGCCTCCAGGCGCGCCCGAATGTCGGCGATCTCCCGGTCCGCGTGCGCGGTGTTCGCGTCGATCGTGACCTCGGGCAGCTCCGACACGGCCTCTTCGAGCCCGCGGTGGATCAGCTCGCCGGTGGTGATGGCCTCGCCGCCGAGGTGGTGCAGCCCGGCCTCAGCCCCGGCGAGCCCGGCGACCATGCCACTGTCATCGAGGTCCACCGTGGCCACGAGCTGCCCGACCGTTAGCGACATGGCGGCCTCCTACGAGTGCAGGGCTGCGATCGCGGCCGCCGGATCATCGATGATCGAAAGCTCGTCGCGGCTCACCGCGCGCCACACGCTGTCGCCGGACAGCCCGGCGAGCAGGGCGTTGAAGCGGCGGCGGGTCAGGCGCGCGATGTCGTGCGGGCCGTACCCGTACTCGCGCTGGAAGTCGGCCTCGATCGCCCACCAGTGGCGGAGGATCGCGAGCTCGTAGCGGCTCGGCGCGCGGCCCGGTTCGGCTGCGCGGATGGCGCTTTTCCCTCTACCTCGGCGGCGGTCACCAGCTCGAACGCCTCACGGAACGACGTGGGCTTGCCGCCGCCGTTGGCGATGCCCCACGCGAGCACCACCTTGAACTCCCGGGCGCCCATGTCGGCGGCGATCCACTGGTTCAGCACGCCGGGACCGAAGACCAGCGCCACCAGGGCCTGAATGTCCTCGTCCCGGGAGCTGTCCCGCAGCTCGTTCATGCGCTGCTGGAAGCCGAGCGGCAGATCGTTGGGCACCGGCACGGTGACGCCGCGAATGGTCTCCGTGGGCGCGTCGCCCGCGTTGACCTCGGCCCAGAACGCGTCCCAGCTGCTCGTGTCCACCGCCTCCGGGGCGGGCTTGCGTGCCGCCATCAGCTCTTCGCCGCGGTGGTCGCGGCGCCGGACTTGGTGAACGTGACACCCCAGCTCACCTTGTCGTTGTTGCCGCCGCCCTGGTCGTCCAGCTCCGCCGTCGCCGTCCACACCTCCCAGTCGGTCTCGGACTCGTGCGCGAACCGGATGCTGCCGAGGGAGTCGTCGCTCTTGGCTTCGGCCAGGGTCTCCACGAGCGCCTGCCCGGGGTCCAGCGCCCCGGTGTCGGGGTCGAGCAGGCGGAAGCCGGCGAGCTTGAGCGTCTTGCCGCGCTGCATGATCTGCTGCTCGTACTCGCCGTCGCTGCCGTACGTGGTGGTGTCCGCGTTCGCCGCGTTCGCGGCGCTCTTGGTGAACGTGTTGATCGCGGTCGGGGCGATGGCCACCCACGTACCGGCGTTCGCCGGGTCCTCGATCTCGAATGCGAAGCCGCGCGCGTTGTACTTGGTGGCGGTCATGGCGGGCCCTCCTCGGGCATGCAGAAGTGGCCCGCCGGCAGGCGCCGCGGGCTGGGGTTGGTCAGGGGGCTGGAGTTTCCTTGAACCTCGCGATGGTGGTTCAAGTAAGTGGTCGTGTGGCCTGAACGTGGGCGGGGTCAGGCGGGGCGGTGCGCGCTCGGCGAGTACGTCTCCAGCGAGAAGTTCACGACGTACTCGATCCGGCCGAGCTCGTCCTGCCCCATCGAGCCGGGCGACTGGTTGGCCACGGCGAGCAGCAGCCGCGTGCCGTCCTCGAGCGTGATGGGGCCGAGCCCGTTCAGCGCGTCGTACAGCGCCTGCGCGCGGGTGCGCGCCTGCGCCCGGTCGGTCGCGGGCGCGCGCACCCGCACCTGCAGGGAGGGCGCGTCGTAGGGGAGCTTGGAGTCCACGGGGGCGCCGCCGTACACGGTCAGCGTCACCGCAGCATCCGGGCTGGCCGGCGAGAGGTCGAAGAACACGTCGTTGCCGGTGCCGCCGTACGTCACCAGGTCGAGCCCGGCGAGGTGGCGGGCGATGCCGTCATGGAGGTCAGCCACCTCGCGCCCACAATCTGAGCGGCACGGCCATCAGCTGCAGCATGGTCTCGCGCTCCGTGTTCATGGGCTGCTCTAGGTACTTGGCCTGCCTGCCGGGCAGGTGCCGCCACGTCAGTTCCTCGTGCTGACGCAGGGCGTACACGGTGTCGTAGCTGATCGCACCGTTCAGGCCCTCCACGACGACCTTGCCGGATCGCTCCAGCGTGCCCTCGCGCAGCGGCACCAGCTTGTTGGCCTCACCGAGGGTGTGTTCGAGGGCGCGGGCCAGGCCTTCGGACGCGGCGCGGCGGCCACGGTCCGTCCACAACCTGCGGCCCTCCCATCGGGTCTCCACGCGCACCGGCATGATGGTCACCCCCTGTCACTTTGGCGGCACCGCCAAAGTGATCACGCGAGCAGCAGTTCGAGGTGGTCCGGCGTGGGCAGGCCCCCGGCGGTCGCGGGCCACGGCTGCATGACGGTCGTGACACGCCCGTCCGGCAGGGTGACACGCGACAGGGCGGGGGCGTCCGGCCCGAGGCGGGCGAACAGCACTGCGGACGACATGACCTGCGTGCCGTCCGTGCCACGCGCCGCCCGCGCCTTGTTCTCCACGTAGCACTCCACCGTCTGCGGCGGGCCGAACGACGGGCCGTCCGGCCCCTCGCCCTGCCACGCCTCGATGACCGCCGACTGCCGCAGCAGCCATCGCGGGATGGTGCCCATCAGGAGATCACCAGGCCGATGGTCAGCACGTCCGGGGTGAGGTCGGGCGAGCGGAGCACGTCCCACACCTCCTCGGCGATCTGCCGGGCGGGCGACGCCGAGGCGGCCACGTT